GGGCCAAGTTCCAACAGGCCGTGTTCAGGATGAACGACTACACGCTCGCGGGCGGGGGCACGACCCTGGGCTCTGGGCACGTCATCAAGCCGAAAACATTCAGCCTGGAGATCGAACGGAAGATGGATGCGGAGCACGTTTCCGGAAGTCAGGTCGTCCTGGAGCCTATCGAGAACGACAAGCCGAGCGTGAAGCTCACGATGGAGTTCCCACGCATGGATGCGACCAATGCCGCATACTTCGCGGCATGGATAGCCGCGACCGACAAGAAGGCTGACATCGTCGTGACCGGGCCGACGGCGGCCGGCGCCTATCCTTACGTTCTGAATATCCAGCTTCCGCATCTCATCATCGAAGACGTCGAATATGCAGACAGCAAAATCATCCCTGCGAAGATCGTCCTTCGGGGCGCGATGGCGGACGTGGCTCAGACCGGGCTGACGGGACTCCTGCCTATCGGGATTTTCGTTACCAACCTTCGCACGACGAGCTTCGTCGCATAAGGGGAGGGCAACATGGCGGACATTGAGAAAAGACTAAACAAGGCGGCAGTCAAAAAGGCTACGGTCTGGGGGACGGCTGTCGACACCGATGCGGCCGGGATGGGGTTCTTGCCGTTGAACCCAGGATCTCCGAAGTCTGCGGTGCAGATGATCGAAGATGAAAGCTATGGGGCGTTTGAAACGAACCTGGACGTGGGGCTCATAAACCCGACGGACTTCTCTCTCGATTTTGACTACCGATGGGACGGACGCGAGAACCTACTGCTGGCGATGCTCATGGGGACGGCTGGACTGCCGGGGATGTATTTCATCGTGAGCGCCGCGAACAATAAGCTCGACTTCGGGGAAGGCGGGTCACAGATAGAGGCAACGCTGTCGAACGGAACCTATACGGCAGCTGCGCTCTGCGCGGAAATCAAAGCAAAGCTGGACGCCTCGGTTGGGGCCTTGACCTATACCGTCACGCATGATGCGACGACCAGGAAGTTCACGATTTCGGCGGGCGGGAATTTCGAGTTGAAATGGTTCTCGGGGACAAGCAAGGCGACGGATTGCAGTACGCTCCTGGGTTACTCAGACGCGGCCGACGATACCGGGGCGGCAACCTACACGTCGGACGTTGCGGGTGCCGGCATCGCGCTCAATTACCTTCATTCCCTCGTCCTGCTGAATAAGGCGTTCGGGATTTTCGGGACTTACGCGACGGAGAAGGGGACGAAGATCCACACCGTGCCGACGTTCAAAGTTCTGAAAGGTTCATTCTCCGTGAACGCAGGGCTCATCAAGGCGGCGTTCAACCTGCGGGGTATCAAAGTGGTGGACGATTCGGCGCTCCCTGCGGCTTTTACCTCGACGACGGTCGATGGCAACACGCACGCGCGGGCGAAGTTTACGCAGGCTGTCTTTCGGCTGAACGCACAGACCGGGGACGATTTCGTGAATGGCGACATCATCCGGCCCAAAACATTCACGCTTGAGATCGAGCGGAAGATGGACAGCGAGCACGTCGCGGGCGTGCAGACAATCGTTGAGCCGGTTGAAAACGACAAGCCCTCGATCAAACTGACGATGGAATTTCCCAGGATGGACACGACCAATGCAGCTTATTTTGCGGACTGGATCGCGGCAACGGAGAAGAAGGCGGACATCACCATCACCGGTCCGGTCATCGAGGGGGCTTATAGCTACTACCTGAAGTTCCAACTGCCGCGCCTCATTATCGAGGACGTCGAGTATGCCGATTCCAAGATCATTCCTGCAAAGATCGTGCTGCGCGGACTGACGCCGGACACGGCGCCGACGGGGATGACGGGCGTCCTGGTCCCGGTTGTCGCTCAGCTGATGAATGGTCGGAGTGCGAATTATCTCGCATAACAAGGAGAACAATGGATATCAAGAAATTGACCCCGGAAGCAGAAGTCACCTACGCACTTGAGACAACGGGCGAACCCATCGCCATCACGTTCAAGGTCGGGTTCATCGCGCTGGATGCGGTGCAGGACTACGTCAATGAGTCCAGGGACGGCACGCGCCCTCCCCGGATCTCGGACGTGATCCGGCGGGCTGTTGCCGATGCGATCCACGGCTGGGACTTGACGGAAGGCGATGCGGCACTCCCCTGCACGCGGGAGACGAAGGACAAATACCTTCCGCTTCTTTTTGGCTTGAAGATCAAGCAGGAGGCGGTCGAGCCGGTCGAGGGTGCGCTGGTCGATCCGGCGGCGTCCGTCCTCGTGCGCGAGCTTGCGGAGTTTGCCGGGAACCCGGAGAACTTCCTAAAAAATTAACAGCCTATCTCGGCTACTACACCGAGTGGTGGGAGTCGATACTCAAGCCGGAAGATCATGAGCACGGGATAGGCGAATCGACTGGGGAATGCGTGAACTGCCAGCTTGACGCGATGGCGGCGAAGCTGGGCGCATTCGAGATCGGAATCTGGAACTGGTATTGCGAGAACGTGAATCACTTTACGCTTGAGGTGGGGATAGTGGCCGACGAGTTTCGGCGTGCGGGGATACGCGGCCCGGCGCGGAGGCTGGCGCTGATGGCACTGAACAGCATCCATCTTGCGTTCCAAGCTGTCGCGGCGGAGCGAAGGAATAAGGCCCAGGGAGAGTCCAATGGCTGATGTGAAGTACATAGTTGAATGTGACGCCAGTGGTGCGCTCAAGAGCATCAAAGACCTGGACGGGGCGATCAATCATTCTGCGGGTCAAGCCACCGCGGCCGGGTCATCCTTCGGCGGACTCTGGAAGCAGTTTGCCATCGGCCAGATTGCCGTTGCCGCCCTGCACAAAGGATACGCAGCTTTCAAGGGCTTCGTTGAAAGCTCGGTCAAGAGTGCCATCGAAGCCGAGCAGGCTGAGAATAACCTGAGCGCCGCGCTTGAGATTACAGGCCGGACTGTCGAAGGGAACATCCAGCACTATAAAAAGTTCGCCGCAGAGCAGATGAGGGCAACGACCTACACGGACGAGCAGGTCATGGCCAGCCAGGCGCTTCTCCTCCAACTCACGAGCCTTGACCAGAATGGGCTTGACCGGGCGACAAAGGGTGCGATGGGTCTTGCGTCCACGATGGGGATAGACCTTCATTCCGCGACCATGATGGTCACAAAGGCGATGGAGGGGAACTACGGGGCGTTGGGTCGTGTCGGAATCCGGGTCGCCGAAAACTTGACGGCGGAGCAGAAGCAGGCGGCGCTCCTCGATCAACTCGGGACGCTCTACGGACGTTCTACGGCTGAGACCAACACCTTCGGCGGAGCAGTCAAGCAGTTATCTAATGCCTGGGATGAAGTCCAGGAAACAGTCGGCGGCGCGATTGTCAAGAACGAGTCCTTCAAAGATGCGATTAAGGACCTGAAAGCATGGGTCGATAAGCTGGCGACTTCGCCGGACTTCCAACTCTGGCTCAATACGGTCATCGATGGGATGATGGCGGCCGCGAAGTTCACGGGAAAGTTTGCGAGTGCGTGCCGCGACTTGATGATGAACGTCTTCGGGGCGACGAAGGCGGATCGGGAAATGACCGAAGCCCAGATGAAACTCAATGCGGCTTTGGATCGGGCGGCGGCGGCCGGGCATGATTATCGCGGGAGAATGGACGCCATAAGAGCGGCCGCGGCGGCGGCGGCTCCTAAAATCGATGAGGTTGGAAAAAGGACGCACGGTCTAACCGCGGAGCAGATTAAGGCCGCAGATGCCGCGAAGAAAGCGGGGGACGCGCTGGCGAAGGCGGCCCAGGACATCATCAATAAATACCAGCCCTTGAAGGCGGCGATGACGGCCGTTTTCAATGAGCAGAAGGTGCTGACGGTGGCTTTCAAGGCCGGGGCCATCAGTGAGGCAACATATACGATCGGCATGGATGCCGCCACGAAATCGCTCAGGGCTTTCGGGGATACGGTTATCGACACGGTCATCCCGGCATACAACAAAATGGAGGAGGTTGCTAAGAAAGCGATTGCAAATATGGCGGCCGGTCCGGCGAAAGTCACGAAGGCATATACCACGGAACTACCCAAATGGATAATGAAATTTGTAGAGACCTCGAACAAAATCACAGCGCAAGCCTCAAACTTCGTCGGTCAAGTCGACGCCATCATGCAACAGTCAACGACAAACCGGATGCTCATGCTCGACCAGGAATATCAGAAGCGGCTTGAGCTTATCAACAACAGCAAAATGAACGAAGAGGAGAAAGAGAAAGCCATCACGGCGCTTGAGGCTGAGTATAACATGAAGCGCCGGGCGGCTCAGGTCGCGGCGGCCAAACAGCAAAAAATAATCGCCATAGCGATGGCCATAATCAACGTGGCTGAGGCATTCACAAAAGCGCTGACAGCCGGACCAATCATCGGTCCGATCCTGGCCGGGATAATTGCCGCGATGGGCGCCGTCCAGATCGCACTCATCAAGTCCCAGCCGATCGGGGCGGCGAAGGGCGCCATCTTCAAACAACGGGCGCTCCTCATGTCCCAGGCCAGCGGCCAGGAGTACGAGGTTGCCGAGGGCGGGGAGGCGGAGATCGTCAGCTCTCCGCGCCAACTCCGCGAGGCCATCATGGGGCCTGGCGGCGCCGGCGGCCAACCCATCACCATCGAGAATCACATCTATCTGGACGGTCATGAGATGAAGGTTTTCATCTCGAAAACTATCCGAGAGTTAAGCCGAACGGAACTCATGCTGATTCATCCGCGTGCTGTGAGGGCATACTGATATGGCTAACTGCAAGTTTCTATACGACAACCTCTGGAAGGGAATTGAGGGAACCGACCTGACGATGACGGCGTTGTCAGAGGAGACGAATTTTCCGGTGACAAACACTCAGCGCCGGATTCCGGG